TAAGTAGCCCCCTCCAAACATCGTTTCCCAACTTCTAGGCTGCACTATCATAGGTCTTAATTGAGGTCTGTTTTCAGAGAGTACTGTATTGACCTTTTCGATGAATTCTTCTGTATCATTAGCTAGGACAATATAGTTATTACGTTTACGGCTAGTAACTTGCCTTGTAATACGCTTAAAAAGCCCTGTAGAGTTGATTAGACAGCCAATAAGGAAAGAACCGATATGAACTGCATCTACTTTCCATTCTTCGTTATCGTGCAAATCTGCCATTCTCTTGGCTCGCATAATAACTGTGTTTTGGTGGTCTAAATTATTAGTTTGTTTAAGGTTCTCAATGATTGCCTTGTAATAATGAGGCATAGACTTCTTAAACTTACGATGTTCGAACTCATTAGAAATCTCTTTAGCTAATGCTTGACAAAGAGTATTTTCTTTTAAGCCGTGATGTTTGTTTAGTACTGTTGTGAATGTCAGTACCGCAAGGGTATGTGAATCGATACCAAAGCCCATTTCCTTTACGGTGCCGTCCATTAACTTACGTTCTACTGTGCTACTTTTAATCTTTTTAAGATACTTTATAGCAACTGATCTATTGGAGCCCCCTTTGAGCTCCCTTTCAATTTCCTTTGCGAGTGTGTCTGCGAACTTACGAATAAGGATAATTCCAGGCCCCGTCATGGCAGCCCTGCCTGATTCATTAGCTTTTGATGTGTTAAAAATATAACGGTTAATACCTTCCTCACGTTGTAAGTTTTCAAGCTCCAACTGTCGACTGTATTTAGTTAAATCCATCTTTACTCCTTAATCTAATACGTTTGATACTGTTAAAACAACTGCGATAACTAAGACTGTGAGAACACAACCTAGCCATTCCATGTAAGTCCAATCTGCGAATAGTTCCATTATAACTCCTCCTCAAAGAATTTCATTAGTTGATCCATAGTACGACTTGTTGTTAGGTCAAACAGAGGATCGTTGACGATGTTTTTAAGATGTTGAAATTTAACTTGTAAAGTCACCAGCTTTTCAGCAGTTTCTTTAGCAAACTTTTCATTTTGTTCATTCATACTATTCATTACATTAAACTCCTTATAAATTCCTCTGAACATTTCTGACTACAAACCCCTCCAAAGTTGTCTTGAAGGTTGTTATAATGATCGCCACAATTAGGACAACGACCAACGATTCTAGCTGACTTTTCAGCTTCGTCTGAGGGAGCCCCAAAGACTCCATCTTGGCAGTTTTGACACATACCTGAGATTTTATACTCTTTGACCGACTGATTATCACGAAAGTCATTTAGACAAGTGATTTTAGTTTTACATAGTGGACAAGTATTCATTTATTTCTCCTTTATTACGTCACCATCGCGGTAACTTATGTTTGAATTCATAGGTAATTTAATAATCTGAACTTGGTCATAGCCCCAACCTTTTTTAGGGCAATAGCCTTCATGAATTTGATCAAAAATCTCTACAGCCTTTTCAAGCTCAGTTGAGATACCACGTACAGTATCACCCTCATAGTAAATACAACCAAAAACTACATAGACATCCATAACTTATCCTTTCCTTTCAACTATTAAACCTGCAATAATCAAAACAGGCACCATTAACAAATTCAAAACTATAACTGATAACGCAATCATAACAAGCTCCTTTCATTACTTATTAAAAATTCCCTTAGAGGCACCCTTGAAGATGCCCCTAGAGGACGTTTTAATACATCCCGCAGGCTTCACTTATTAAGTCCGTGATAGACTGATAAGCAAGTTCTACTTCATGATCCTCAGAGCCACCTTCGTGAATGTTATCTATGGTCATTTCTAAGATGTCCATGAGGGCAAGTTCTAGGTCGGGATATTCCATGATTTTAGACCTTAAATATTCTCTGAATTCTAACATTATTTACCACCTTTCATTAAGTCATTAAGTAAGTGTACAATTACGTCAACAGTCCAACCGTTTCCAAGCATTTTATATCGCTGTGTTTTAGAGGTCTGTTTGAGCCTTCCCTTATCATCGATATAGTTTGAAGTATAATTATCGTCGACAGTTTGTAGCCTTTCACATTCAACTGGTGTTAAGCTTCTCCAAGTCTTGAATCCATATCTACGTTCTAACTCGTATCTCGGTTTATTAACGGTACATGGTTCTAGGTCAGCTATACTAACAATACATTCATCAAAAACCAATTGTCTGCGATGTTTCTCAAAGTACGACTTTAGATTACCACCTTTAAAGTAGTTTGCATCTAAGCAATGTGACTTATCACGGTCTACAATACCGCACTCTAGGATATCTTTTAAGACTATTTCTTTGTCCTCTGGGAGATCGTTCGACCAATTGCACCAATAGAGCCTTTTACGGTTTTGAGCTGATACTAGGGCTGAGTTTATGAATATTGGCTCAACTCCAAGTATGAAGGTAATAGTATCTTCCCACTCTTTCTTCATACATACATTTTCAAGCATGAATTTTATATTGGGATTAATCTTTTTCAATTCCTCTAATATTCTGACATATTCGAAGAATAGTTTTGACTTACCATCAAAGCCTGAGCCATCACCAGCATGACTAAACGACTGGCATGGTGAGCCACCTATTAAGAGGTCTATTTTAGGTAGCTTTGAGGTGTCCACTTTGCAGACATCCCCAAGGTGAATTGTGTTAGGCCAATTAGCCTTAGTTACACCACTTGCAAACTTATCAATCTCACAAGCAAAGTAGTTGTTTACTTTCATACCTAGACGATCTAAGGCAATACGTCCACAGCTCATACCATCAAATAATGATAAAACGTTCATATTAAAACCCTCTCTTTCTACTTACTTCACCACAACCACCACACCAACTGCAACCACGACCACCGCAAGACCTACAAGTCCTTTCGTTGTCGGGATCGATGTTATTCATTAGGTCATTCTCATATGACTGTGATTGTGAACGTCTAACGTAGTCGTTCGTACCTCTTTGTTTTCTGATATACTTACTCATATGCAGTTTACCTGCCTTCTTAAGCTCATATTCAAATGCTCCCAATTTCTCATATTCAGCTTTTAAGAATTCTTGCTCTAGCCAGCGTGTAGCATAGCCAACACTTCTAGGATTTTTAGTTGTCACATAGGCATTTTCATAGCCACTAAATATACCATGAGATATACTTACGAACTCGGCTTTATCACCTTTACGAATATCACCGTATCCGTGCAGTGCTTTCATAGTTAATTCTTTTGACATATTATGCAATCCTTTCTAGTAGATCATTTTCAATTAGCAATTCTAAAGCTTCTCCAAGTTCCATAAATACCCTTTGCTGGTATTCTGTAGTGAAGCCCACAAAACCATTGGAATAGTAGCACCAGCCATCTTTACCCTTTGATAGTGGCTGTTCTTTACCTGTATAGGCTAACCTAGTACCAGCCTTAAGAACGACTTCTTGAGCATAGTTTGACCAGTTATCAAGCTTAACAGTTGCATCAAACTTAAGAACATACGATTGAGTTAAATTTGATTGATAGCAGTAATAAGCTGGAAAGCCTATTTTGTGAGCACTTCCACAGTTTTTACATAAATAATTTTCGACAGGCATCTTAAAAACTCCCTTGTGTTAAGTCTATTAGTTGCTCTAAAACGTCCTGAGTAGAGCCCTTTCCAAGTGCCTCACAGTAGCTTACAGCATAACCGTTTTGCATTGCGACGATAAAACCGTTAATTTCGAATTGTGTGAATTGTAACATAATATTTTTCCTTTATTTGTTTTCAGCTTAATTGCTGACTACTGAGTACCTACTGCAACATAGATACTCAGTCTGTCAAGAATTAAGAGCGGACTGCTCCGCACTCCTAATGCATTGGCACTACAATAGTTTTCTCTGAAGGCACCGAGCAAAGAGCACATTTAGTACAGTCTTGAGGGCATAATAAGAAGTCTTCAGTACTACGGTCTATTTGTGCTTGAGACCATGCTGTAAATGTGTGGTTAACTCCCGCAGCTTTGAAGCCCGAGCCATTAATGACTAAGTTGTGACACTCTGAAAAATCTAAGTCACGTCTTGCAGTATAGACATAAGTTCTAATACCCGCACCTTTGAGTATTGTTGCTAGTTCTTCCGCTTTAGTGACACAATCCTGAGACCAAAAATCACCAGCTTCATTAAGCCTAAGTGAACGTGTCACTGTTCTACGACGATTAAACTTGCTTATGAGGTCTAAAGCAATGTCCTCTGCTGTATTGCCTAACCAGTAGGCCTGCTGTCGGTCTCTATATGGCCTCACGTTAGGATACTGTTTCTCAGCTTTCTTAGCATAACAAATATCACTTACAGCACATAAGCCGAGCTTATCTGATGGGCAACTATGAGCTGAACCCATGTTGAGAATTGCTGTTGACTTTGGTAGTTTTTTATTACCGAATGATAGTTCTAATTTAGACATAATATTTTTCCTTTATTTGTTAACTTTTAAGTCTGTGTATAGTTCTAGTTCCTTGACTACTTGAGCGATAGGTAGCTGTTGTTTCATTACTTCACCTCTTCCGCTAATGTTCTAATTAATCGTTTTCTTACTAATAATGCACTAGGCATAAAATACTTAGTGCCTTGAGTTAATTCAATATATTCATTGACTTCAGCTAGCTTCTTAATTGTTTCACTTAAGTTATTCATAATATCTCCTTTGTTTTGGTTGCTGTTGTCTATAGTATAGTGACAATGGATAATCATTGCAAGTGCTAATTAAAGAAATAATTAAAAAAGTTTTGTTTGTGAGGCTAATGAAGGTGGGTTTGAAGGGTTGCTTAAGAGGGTATACTTAATGCAATATCAAAAAAATAGATAGCCCATTTACACCCTTAAAAGTCCCCTCAAGGCACCCTCTACAGGCACCCTCTACAGGCACCCTCTACAGGCACCCTCCAAGGCACCCTCTACAGGAACCCCTTCGATGCAGACTGCTGTCGCATTCTACAGACAACCAAAGAGGTTGACCAAAGAGGAGCACTGAGAGGAGCCATTAGAGGAGCCATTAGAGATCACCTTGAGAGGAGCCATTAGAGGAGCCCAGAGAGGAGCCATTAGAGGGGCCTATGGGGGGAATCGGGGGTTTCCATTTCCATTAGATAGGTCACAGATTTTTTCCCAAAATATTTTAGGTAACTATTTTTTATAGTTCCATTAATACATTGTTACCATCTGAGATGAGGTTAACATTACTAATATCAGCAGTCATAGCACTATACGTACCACTACCACCACCAGTATTTGCAACAGTCATTTTTAAGGCTTGTACATTACCTGTCTTTGTTCCTAGATTGACAGAGTAAGTATCATCACCTTCAATAGATAGAGTTAGTACATTGTTTAATCTAGATACCTTAAATGTCCATGTCCCGCCTTCTGTTTGAGTCTTCCAAGTAGTGAAACCTGAGTTGTAGTAGGACAAACCTCCCACCCCAGCACCACGAGTAAAACCGACATTGTAAGGAGTACCGTTTATTACTAAATCCAAAACACAAGTAGGTCCAGCAGGGTTTGCCTCCATACCACTTATAGTAACATCATAACTAAATTCGAAATCACTATCAAAGTCTGCAATATTAGATTCATAAAATACACGTTGAAAGCCAGAAGTTGAAGGCTGACATACTACAGTAAAAACTCCACTTGCAATAGATTCAGACTGTGGGAAATTGAAATCTGAAGTTCTAGTCCACCTCTTATTAAATGGGAAGTTAACTAAATCAACAGACTTATTAGTATCTCCACCTCCACCGAAGTCAGAGGCTTCAATTGCAGGGACCCTTAAAGGGCAGTCTATAGTTGGATCACCAACAGTAAATCCTACAATATCAAATGAAGCATTATTACTTCCTACGTTCTTAGTAGTCATAACAAGGATCTCATCAATATTCATAACAGCACCTAAGGCATGTTCAGGGAAGCCTGTAACACTTACATAAGTATTGGAACCGTCACTGCGTACAATAATAGTACCACTAGAAGGAACAGCACCACTGTATTTAGGGTTACCACCTGAGCTGCCCCAATAGGAGACATTACCGTTACCACTATTCTCTGAAGTATCTTTACCAATAGAAGAATAGGCAAAGGGGGAACCACCAGTAGCCTGGGCTCTTACTATTAAGAATGAAGTACCTGAACCAATATTAACATCTAGATTATTGAATTCAACTTCAATTCTCCAAGGTGTTCCTGACTTCAACTGTTTAGGGAGTACAGTCTTAATACCATGATCACCTGTAGTACCTCCTACAGAGGAAGCTGTAAGGATTCCATCAGTAATCGAAGAGGTATTAAATCCATTGCCAACATCTTCCCAACGAGCTGTATAAGGCCAACTAGTAAGACTTGAACTCTTCTGAATATCACGACCACCACCGAAGTCTGAAGCTTCGAACATAGAGGTTTCTAGAGGTTGTCCATTGACAGTTACTTGAAAGTTATCCATATTAACAGACTGAACTTGTCCCGAATTGGCCGATCTAGCATCTAGCCCAAATTGAAGTATAGTACTTGCATCTGTGGTAGTTGTTATATTGGCACTGTAACCATCTACATCAACTGTAAGTGTTGTTCCCACTCTTGATATTGTTATAGTACCACTTGTAGGAATATTGATATCTAATTGGACAAATCCAGAACCATTATAGTAAAATCTACCATAAGTTGATCCTACACCTCTCAAGTCACCTACACCGACACTATATTCAGAGCCATTGATATTAACTTTTAGTAGAGCATAATAGAATTGATTAAAACCAACTAAGTTGCTAAAATCTATGGAATAACTAAAATCACCTTCAACAAGAACAGGATTATCAGTTATAGCATTTAATTGTGAATTCCCTGTTGAACCTGTCCTATTTGTTTCAAAGTACATCTGCCCACTATTAATATTCATAGTAGCACTAGAAGATAATACCTGTTCCCACCTCTCAGTAAACGGACAATCATTGATATCTGTAGATTGCTCTGAAGGGGCACCTCCAAAGTCGCTCCAAGGGAACAATAGTCCAAGCAAGCCTCCACCACTACTTACAGGCCCCCAAATATAATCTGCATATCTGTAGGCATTCCATCGTGCAGCAGGCCATCTGTCTTCAAACCATCGTCTTATTAAACTCATAAGTTACTTCCATATTTATCTATTTTTAATTTATTATTAAGCACCAGTTATTATGACATAACTATCAAGTTCGGCTGTCACATTAGTGGTGCTAGTTTGATTAGCTATCTCTAAACGTAACCTATCATCTTTCTTTAGATCTATAATACCGTTAATAGGTACAAAGGCTATATCACGTCCACCTGCAAGGTTGTTTATCTGTCTTCTTATATGGAACACTTCAGTGGGCCATGTAGAACCACCATCAGAGGATTTTGTCATGCGAAGGTCTACAACATCATTACGGTTACCCTCAACATCAACTTGCCCTGAGATATGGTATTTACCATTACCTGTAAGAAGTCTATACTCTCCATTAGAGGGCATATCAAAGTGAGATGCAGTGTCTAGTGTAAAGGTACCTAAAAGAGGCACATAGGTGTTCTGAGACGAGATTGTAGTTAAGATTTCAGAGGTTAAATCTGATTTAACATATTTAACTGTATTAGGGATACCTACATTACCATTCCAAAAACATTTAACATCATCTTCATTTATGTTTGGGTGTGCTGTAGTATCAGATGTGTCAATAACACCATCTCTAGATATGATTGCGTTCTCAACTTCTAAGGTCTCATCATTTACGAAATTGGAAGGAGAAAAATCAAACAAAGCACCGACTGTAGGTAAGTCACAATTAATATCAGTAAAGAATCGACTACTAAAGGTTAACCCTAGGCCTGCCTTAAAGAGAGCTGTAAGGTCACCTACATTACGTACTATAGAGGTTGATATGCGAGCACCATTCCAAGTACCTATAAACTCTAATTCAGGGGTACCACCAAATCGACCTGTTCCTAGCTCTAAGTATTGTCTATAATTATCAATAGATCCTAAAGAAGTACAAGCTATGAAGTTAACTCTATTAAACTCTGCTGCATCAAAACCTGAGTTAGATACTAAGTCAAACACTTTAGAGTTATTACCTGAAGTCTGTACAAATAAATCTGTTAATAGTAAATTACCCGATCCTCCTACAGGACTTGTAAATAATTCATAATCATCTTCAGAGGATGTCAATCCTGAGAGATCAAAACTATAACCTCTAATAGTCAGGCCACTTGCAGGCACTTCAATACTTACATTACCCATATCAACAATACCGTCAATAAAGTATTCTTTAGTACTATCTATAGAGGCTAGATCGGATGCCTCCCTAACAACTACAATGTTAGTTAAATTAGAATCAGTACGAGCATAAAGCTCATTGAAGTTATCATTTATATCAGACATATCTCTACGAGAGCTCTGATCGCCTCTTCCTGTGTCTATTATCTTTTGTGGCATAATATTCCCATAGTTATTTTGTTAAAGTTAGTTTAGTTATTTTTCTTAGTTACGGAAGTGGGGCTCGAACCCACATGCCAATGCATATGAAACATTCTTCTTACCAATCGAAATCATTCCGTAATCAAATAGTATTACCTCCATGTTATCTACCAACTGAGCTAAGGTAATATCAAATAACCCTCTAGAAGGCCTTTTAAGGCACCTCTGAGGGCGATCAGACAGTTTTCCATATAGGAACCCATCTGAGGGGTAAAAGCTCTTAGAATGGCTAATCTAGGTTTTGTAGCTTAGCATTCAAATCTTTTTGTTCTTTATCACCAAGACTAAGTTCTTCAAGAGAGATCTCTTCTCCATTCTCTACACGTTCCATAAGGTCATGTAGTTTAGAACCAGCACCAATGGCTTCACGAACTAAATTAAAAATTAATATAACTGATCCAACGTCCATCTTATTTCTCCTTCTGAAATTTAGCTAACAAATCAGTAATGACTTTAAGGTTAGTCTCTACGACATCCTTAAGGTCAACCCTAGAGGTACCTGCTTGGATATATTTATTCCACAGTCCTAGGTTAATTGAAACTATATTACTAGCTTCTTTGATCTTATCAAGGTCTTCTTTACCAATCTTATTTGCCTTACGTAAAGTAATAACAGTACTGATAGAAGAAGAGTAAGTAATCTGAGCAGCTCTAAGACTAGCTCTCTCATCTCTAATAGTCTGACAACTACTAACAACAAAAGCCATTAGGGAGACTATAATTAAATTTAAGGTTTTCATTTAGGGATCCTTTCTTGGGACTTATTAATATATACTATATATATATATGTTTATTTTTTCTATTCATAAAATAATTTATTCATAGATGGCCTGTTAGACATCATATTGATTAACAATAACTTACAAAGCAAAGTCTGACCAATCTTCGTAAATGTCATCACCACCTAACATTATGTTACCTGAGAGGTCAACATTTAGGTTTATTTCACTACGAAAACTATCGGCACATCTCTCAAGCATTTCTTCATTGTACCTTTCAATAGCCTCTTCCATGTCTATATCCATGTCCTCTAAGAACACAGCCATAGCAATAGCTAAAGCATCTAATCGGTCATCATGTTTCAACGCACCCTTCTCACGAGTAATGTGAGTCATCTGATAAAAGAGTGACTTCTCTTTCTTCGTAGAAGCTGCCTGAAGATCTGCCTTTATAACTGCCTCAGAGGTGACCATCTTGTGTCTACTGAGGACGGGCTCAAGGGTATCTATGATACGTTGTTCTTTAGAAGCACCATAGTTCTTAACCTCTTCAATAGTAACAGGATATACCTTATTGAATATAGGTGTAATGATCTGACCGTACATGCCATCACCAAAGTTAGCTTCGTAATAAACTTTATTAACTTGCCATTCTTTAGCTTGCTTAGCCATCTTAGTTATAAGGGCTTCATCGTAGCCTGTATCTGAGCTTGCTTCTGAGTGTACCAAGTAGAACTTACCTAAAAGCTCACCTACAATAACCCATGCAGTTTCATCTTTACCACGACCACTTGGGTCAATAGCCATGATCATACGCTCCCAAGGAACTAGCTTATAACCATCAGCATTTTGTAAAGGAGAGTACCAACGATCACCACCAAAGCCTACACTTGCAAGCTCCATCTGATGATGCTTTTGGTTTGTCCAGTTAATAGGACTATAACCTTTACCTGGTATTAACTCAGGCATGACACTAAATTGAGATGTCTTAAGAGGATATTTCTCTTCATCACTCAGAGCTGTATCAAGCATAAACTGAAGTGCAAAACCAGCAGCTCCATATCCAAGTCTCTTCTCAGTCAACTCATTATCATCAAAACGAGTATCTGTAGGTAACCCTGCATGGCCCTCTTGAGATAACTTATTAATACTTGGTGCGAGGAATCCTTTATAAGAAGCTTCAACTTTACTATATTCAGGAACCCTTGCAGGCCATATTCTATAGTCATATCCATTCAATTGCCAGTAAAGACTTTCCTCAGTTTGAGGTGTACCTAATCCAACAATTTCAGCATGAGGCTCAGGCTTCAACAATGCCTCAAATTCTCTTTGGGAGTCATGAAGCTTTTCCCTCATGTCGTTTGAAAAACTATTTTCAGGAGTCTCAATGTCATCAAAAACAATAACATCAGCACGACCACCTGTCATTGTACCTGTAATAGAAGTACTAGTGACAGAGGCCGATTGACCTATACGTTTACATGTCCCTACATCAAATAGGTTTGCTTTATCTCTCTGACCCTTTCTAGGAATCAGATCTTTTAATAAATCCCATTCACGTATAACTGCTTTAATAAAGTTAACTGCTGCATCAGCTTTTTTACTTGTCCCTGACACAACTAATATCTTTAAGTCTCCATCTTTGTAGAGTCTCCAAAGTACGTAAGCTGCTGTAATCCAAGACTTTCCGATACCTCGAAAAGCCATGATGATTCTTCGTTTGACCCCACGTTCTAAATAGTCAGCAATCTCTAACTGCTTAGGGGTCGGGTCAGGTAATCTTAAATGATTCCAACATGCTTTTAAGAAAAGCCTAAAGGAATTCTTTAGAGCTAATACATAATCCATACTTTATTGTCCTTGAGCAAACTTTAATATTTCTTCTTCAGAGATGCCCTTAAGGGACTCTTTAGCTTTCGCCTGCTTCTCATCTTCTTTATCGTTAGCATTAATCTCGAATGTATAACCGTGATCTAGGAGGAACTCATGAGCTGCCTTAAAGTCGGTTGACTTAGCATCCTCACTAGATAGTTTATCTGTAAGATACTTAAACATCAGTTTATATATCTTATCAAGATGTTTCTTTTTATTTTCCATCAATCTCTGCTTTCAGTTCATACAACGCACGAGTATTATTTTCAATGACAGTAAAGACTTTACTTTGTTGCCATACTATTACTCCGATTAAGATTGCACTAAATCCTGCAAATCCTGCCTGCATTATAGGTGTTAGAATCGAACTACTTGTCTGTACATTATTGTCCATTTCATCTGTTTCTTTCATTTTAGTTTTCCCTTTAGTCTTATATCTTTCCCCAAGACTATTTTTAATACCCTCTTAAAGCATCTATCTGTGCTCTAGTTTCCTTAAAGTTAGTCCATGAGGGCCAGCCTGAATCATCAACATCAGCCTGTGCTATTAGTACAATATAAACTGTTCCTGAAGTACCGACTAAAGCTGCACTAATATCAATATTATTGGAGCTATCAATAAAGGTTGTTATAGGAGTAGTAGATGTCCTTTGTTGTAAAGCTGTGGGATTACTACCATGATAATAACGAACAGCCCAAGTGATGTCACCTGCAAGGGCTCCTGCATTAAAAACACATGTTGTATCAATCTCAGCATATGTTAAAGAACCTGCTGTAAATTGAATTCCAAGACGTTCAATAATGTGATTAGTACCGCTACTATTTCTACTATATGTGGATAATGTTGTAGGGCCAGGGGCAACTTCACCATTAGTTTCTATATCAGTTCTAGTAGCTGACCATGAGCCAGTGTTACTGCCTGGTACTTTTTTCCTATGACCATAATAAGAGAACCCTACAGGTAGAGGTGTTCCTCCACCACCTGGGTCACTATAGACTAGGTTACCTCCTGCACCATACACGAGGTTACCACCGCTACCATATACTAAATCACCATCTGCCATGATTAACTCTCCGCTACTGCTGTGTTAATTAAGACTGTACCTTGATCTACTGAGGTAGTTAAAAGTCCATTTACATAAGTGTCTTCAAATAAATGATATTCAAGAACATGAGTTCCTGTATTATAAGTTACATCAGTTACTCTATCACGAGTTCCTGAGAAACCAGCTGTTTCTAAACGATCGCCGTTACGAACAATAGTTCCATTAACTAAGTCTATAATACCGTCTAATAATGTCTGCCAAGTAATCTCTCTCCAAATACCTGCACTCTTAACGAGCATAGGATTCTGACTAAGACCACCAACTTGAGGTTCAAACCTAATATCAAGTTTAGCACCGTCCTCTGCAAGGACAATTGGAAGGTCTCCCTCGAGGATTCCATTAAGGACAGTATTATCAATACTACCACCACCATTATTAAGGAAGTAATTTAGTGTTAAAACATCCTGAAGATCTGTAGGATCACTAACGTCTTTTAATTGTCGATCATCAAAATAGAAGTGACCATCGGTAATCTGTAAATATTCAAACTCAGTCATTTCGTTTATACGACTGATAATTTGTTGTAGAGAGATATTAATGTCTTGTTCAGTTAAGACACCATCTTTCTGATATACAACCTTAGGTTCTGATGTAGAAGTGAACCTAAAGATCTCTACATTCTCTGTACCTGAAGGAGGTGGGACTGTGAAAGTAACCTGCTGTAGGACATTATCCCACGTGTAATCGACTCCTTCAAACTGAGGAGTTCCCGATACTGTTACTTGAATCTCAGAAATAAATTCATTTACTGAGGGAGCAGTGAATACTGTTTGTATACCATCTCCATCGTAGTATAGAATAAATTGATCCATGATCGATTATACCTTATATGTTAGAGGCCACCCCTAAGGGTGACCCATTTAATTTTATTTATCAATGAAGTTTTCTTTAGCTTTAAGAGCTTCACGTACAGGGGCTAATTGAGATTTAATAATCTTCATAGCATCATCACCTGCATCTTCAAACTCACCACTAAATAAATTACTTGCCATTTCTCCTAAGTAAGAAGCATCGTCAATGATACCTGTTAGTGGAGTGAATCCTTTTGAACGACCTTTCTTACCAGTAAATAATGCTTCGATCATTCCTACAGCTATAGCACCACCAATAATAAATCCTGACGCAGGGCCTACTACCATTGATATAAACATCATTCTCCAATCGTCTTCATCGGGAGAATCCCCAAGAATTGCATTGATGATTATGTTCATACCATTATATAGGGCAGGTAAGGCAACATGATTAACAAACATAGCTCGACCAAAGTCTGCTTGTTTAGTTCTATCAGTAGGGTCTGTAGCTAACCTTTGAGCAGCTACAAGTTCTCTTTCAAGGAACTGTCGGGTAGTATTTGTAAAGATACTAGCAACTTGTCCTAGAGAACCACCTCTACGTTGTGCCACACCTTGATCCTTAAGGGAGCTTGATTGCTGAGTACTCTGAATTACTTCAAAGACTTGACTAATGGCTTCCTTATGGGCATCTTCTTTCGACATTGTTTGAGTCAGTTCTTCCATCTTTGAACGATAGATTCCTTGACCAACAATTAAAGAAGGAATGATGTCACCCCAACGGTTAGCCCATAAAGCATGCTTAAGGACGTTACGTAGTTTACTCACTTCAAATCTTTCAATAGCAAATTGTAATTCCTCAGTATTACCAAGGTTCATACGATTCTTTGCTAGAGGATCTTTTAATATTGTGAGCATAGCTTCACGACCTTCACTAGTCGTAATAGCATTGGCTGTGTATTTAACTGTATTAGCTACACCAATCTCGTGCGCAAAGGCTGGGATAGATGTTAACTGTTTGATACCAATTCGAGCATTAAAAGCAAACTTCTGCCAAGTAAACCAACTTCGTAGTTTATCAATAAAAGGAATACGACCATGATCAATATAACCATCGTTAATCCAATCTTGAACACCACCATATAAGTATTCTTTACCTTTAGCACCTAAAGCACCTTCAATAGCATCATGCATGTCAGGCTTACCTAAGACACTATCTAACATCTGCATTGTCTCTACATTGGCCATGAAGTGCTCATTCTGACGATTCCTTCGAAGGAATAAATCAAATATATGAAACTCTTCATTAAGATCATTTTGGTGATCTACACGAGGCTTTAGTGAGGCAGGGATAATATTAGTAGTTGTCAAAGCATTAGGTAATCCATGCTTCTTAGTCTTAATTGCTGTTGGAAGAAATTCAGGAGTCTCTTGAATACGGACACCAAGTACTTTATGAGACTTATCAGAGATACGTTGAATACCATCTTGATAGAAGTCCTTAAACCATTCCATAAATTCTAAATCCTGTGCAGTCAATTCTGACTTCATAGAATCTAAATCTTTAGCACGGTCTTGTATAACTTGATTGTCTTTATAAGCATCCTGTTCAATAGTACCTATAATCTGCATTAAGTGAAGCTTAGACAACTTACGTCCTTGCTTACTATACTTATCATATTCTTTCTTAGGCTTAGCTAAGTCAGCCAGTACCTTGAAAGGTTTCTTACCATAGATCTCTTCAATAGCTTTATAAGCCTTAGCATTATTAACATCAATCTGAACGTCCCTTTCATGGACACCTCTATTGATCATTCTAAGTAACTTATCAAAGACTTTATCAGCTTTCTTCTGAGTCTCACCTTTAGAGTTCAATGTAGCTGCCCTAAAGAGTGACTTAAGACTATAGGTAATACCTGTAGCTGAAGTAATTTTATTCATCATATCAGATGACTTCTTACCACCTCTAATACCAGGCTCTAGGTCTGATACTAAGGAATTAGCTTCTAAGCGATGCTGAGCACGTTTCTTAGCAAGATCAGTAATAGAACCATTGACGGTTGCTTGGAGGGCTTCTAGGGCCCTTATACGGCCTTGTAAGTCCTGACTCTTGATAGCTCCAAACTCACTTAGAGCTTTATGGAACATAATCAAACGATCCTTAGGATCAGCAGTCTTTTGATCTTTATGTAAGAAATGAGATTTAAGAGCTGTTAATTCTTCTGAATAAGCTTCGATAGTTTCTTCTATTTTATCAATAGTAACATTACCATCTGTATTCTCTATAAGAGATTGAACTTCTTTCAGAACCTTAGCACGTTTAACACCACTCAATTTAGAAACTTGTTTAGCAAGTCTTAAGAAGTCATGTGTAATTGGATCGATCTCTTTGATCTCTTCAATACCATCTTTATTCTTATTAGTCTTAACCTTAACAATACGATTAGATAACTTAGCACCTAACCACTTCTTAAGAGTCTTATTGAATTCCTTCATGATCTGATCTGAACTCTGCTTAGAGCGAGCATCATTTACAGATTCAACTAATTTCTTAGCACGACTAATAATACTTGCAGTCTGTTTAGAAGTTCTGAATTCACGAATCTGATTCTTAAGTTTTTCCTTGGACATGCCTGGAGCAACGTTTCTCATCATCGCCTTAATAACTTCTTCAGTGACTTCTTTAAGGGACTGTTTATAAGCTTCATTAGATTTGAAAGCCTGTTTAGGTTCCAAGATCTTTTTATCAATTAATGTTTGATGTACTTCTTCTTGGATACGATCAAATAACTGATCAATATCAATTTCAGTACCTTCATCAATTTCTTTCTGAATACCCTCTACAGTCTTCTTTCCAAGTGACTTAATGGCGAAAGGTGTTTCAAATTTCTTAGTTTGCTCTTTTTGCTTAGCTTCAGCTGCTGCACGTTCAACGACAACACCAGTATTAAAACCTTCACGATATACCTCTGTAATTTTATTATTAAAGTGACGGGTAATCTCAGCTTTACGAATTGCCTTATTGACAATATCATCACTACGTTTAGCTTTAGCAATTTCACGTTGAGCTACTTTAGCAATTGCTCTACCTTCTTTAACAATCTCAGGATCTAAGTCTTTATCTAATTTATTACCACGAATAATATCCTTAGCAACATTAATACTAGCTAATCTAGAACCACTAATGTTTTCACCTTTAGAAGGTCTAATACCTTCCTTGTTAACATCAGTTGGAGACTGTTTTAAGATTTTACCTGAAGTGATGTCTTTAGAAATACTTCTAGCTGACCTTTTAACTTTACCTTTAGTGACCACATAAAGAGCATCTTGAAGCCAAGCTTTAATCTTGTCTATGATACCATTTACAGCGGGAGGTAAATCACCAGTTTGTTGAATCTCTTGTTGGAAGTCAGCAATAGCTTCACTATCAGACTTACCACTATCGGGGTCAGCTTTACGAGCCATCTTAGTTAATGTCTCGAGCTCACTCTTAGAGATTACTCCAAGGTCCTCAAGGGCATGTGTGAATTCGTGACTAAGGGTAACATCAGTGGCACTTTCAGGAAGTACAATAGATTTAGTACTTGCATCCCAAATACCGAGGTTACCTTCATACTGTTCATTGAAGTCCAAGTCAGACATGATATTGATATTAAAAGAAGCACCGCCTTTACCAGTTACTTTATAAGATGTATCAGAACTTTGTTCAATAGTAGAATCATTACCAATGACTTCTTTAATAGTACCAAAGTCTACAGTACGATCTACGTTGTCAAGTTCTTTATTCATCTGAACACGTAAGGCTTCAGCTTTTAATACGGATTCTTTTTCAATCTTTTCGATATTCTTTAAGGTAGCTTTAGCTTGTCCAACTGACATACTTTCACCGTACATACTTAATGTACCAGCTATCTGTTTATCAGTCTCAGCTTCAGCGATGTCTTTCCACATCTTAGCAGTACTAGCCTCATCCATACGGTTTTTAACATCACTATAGTCAATATTAGTATCTGAAGATTTAATATGCTCTAACATAGCCTTCTGAGCTTCTATTAGATTATAATTAGTCTTAGACTTCACACTACCAGCTTTACCAATAGCCATACCTGAACCAACAATCCAAGGCATACCTGAAAGAGCAGCTTTAATCTCAGCTCTAAAACTCTCATCAAGTTCTCGGTAAGCAATGTCATCAGCTCCAAGATATTCTTTAGCATAAGCAAGTGTAGCTTGTTCAACTAATGACTGATAAGCTTCTTGAGAAACTTGTGTATAAGTTCCTTTAGCAAACTCTTTAATGTTATTCTGCCAAGCTTCTTTAGTGGATTGCTTTTTAAGATGCTCTGTAAGGCCTTTTAAGAAGGTCTCTTTAGCTTTCTCAGAGGTCAGCTTAGTTGTACCCTTAGTACCAACTCCAGCGAGCTTAGCAAGGGATTTAAGCTTAATCATCTCAGCAACGACATAAGGCACTGAGCTTGTTAAAGCAGCTCTATTAGCTTCAACATCACTGACACCTTCGTCAATTAATCTTTGACGCATTGGACCTGCATATCTACCCATAGTATATACAGCACCACCATAACCACCAGTAGGTATACTGACAGCAATAATAGCACCGAGGTCGACTGACATATCAACAGCAGTCATAAAACTATTACGTACCATACCTTTTTCTTTGAACTCAGGTCTGATAGAAGCATAGAAGTTTTTAGTAGCATTACGACTTTCAATCGTAGCTTTACCTTCAGCCATTAGATCATCATAGTTTTCTAAGATATTCTTGACTGATTTACTAGTTGCTTCTTGTATGTTAGATTCATTATCAGCAAACCCTGAACTAGTCCCTTGATGGACAGCTCCAGCTTTACTAAGAGGTACGTGTTGGAAACGTTGTACATGTTCGATATTATTCTTAATCCAAGCCTCAGCTTCTTTCCTAGACATGTTCTTAGTATTTCTATAAAGAACTACAGGATCTTCAGCTCCAGTTAAACCTTCATGGAACATACGTCCAGTCTCTACGAAAGCATCAAAGCTATCATAACCTGCACGTTTAACTCGAAGACCGACTTCATCAAAGAAAGCTTTATCTTGTTTAGGACTTAAAGATTTAAGATAAGTAAAGAAGTATTGTTTATCATTTTCATTAAGAGTCTTGAAAGTAGTCTCATCAAAGTCTTTTGTAATTAATGTCTTTAGGGCAAACTCTTGAGCACCTTTAGACATAATCTGCTCACCCAACTCACGTTGAGCTAAACGAGACTTACGGAAGTGATGAGTCCAAGCATCTTCAGATTTCTTAGGAGCTCTCTCAGAGAATAGATTAGCTGCATGGGTTAAAACACCCCATTCAATCTCAACTTCAGGAACATCTTCTCCTGCTTTAATCCTAGATTCAATGTCAGCAACTTCTTTATAAGCTTGCATTTCAGGATTACTTGGATTAGGATCATAAAGTTCTCTAATAGATTTCACTTGATCGACATAAGAAGGTAACTCTTGATCAGCTTCTAGACCTAAAAAGGTTCTAGCATTATGCTCTGACTTACCATTCTGACTATTAGGATCTAGATCTAATTTCATCGAATAAAATAAATTAGCAACTCTCTTAGCTTCTTTCTCAGGAAACTGATCACGACCATAGATGTCAATACTACGAATTAATGAATCAAATTTATTAGGGTCAACCCTTGGAGGCAATGTACCAAGTAACTTCTCAGTAGCTTGATCTTCGGTTAATAAAGTTGCCCCTTCAGGGAGCCCTTGGGGTGCAGGATTAATATGCCCAAAGGCTTGATCTTCTGTTAATAAAAGAGCACCAACTGGCAGATTTAATTCTTCAGACATATTATTTCCTTATTTCATTTTTGGATTATTATCAATTACTTTATTTAATTTACTATCCCATATTACAACTTTACCGTCCAGTAAAATGTAATGATGATGGGCTTCAGTTAATGCGAACTTGTCAGGGTCTTTCTTAACACTAGTTTGAGGGGTTAAATACTTAGTTGCCCAAGTGTCTAAATCATCTTCTAGGTTTCTGAATAATCCTGTACCAAATTGTTCAGCTTCACGTAGAGCTTCGACTTGAGTTTTACCTTTAGAACGAGCCTCAGTATAGGCCTCACGGATCTTATCTTCGATATTCCAACGAGCATTTAACTTCTGTTGATCAGTAAAATCTGTATCGTCAATAATTCCAGTACCTTCTACTTCAGCACCTGCTAAGGTTTCATCAAGGGCTTTACTACGATCATCTAACCATTCATTAATTCCTTTTAGGTCAGACTCACGGTCTCTACGTTTCTTAATTGCTTGTACTAGGTCATCACGTAGTTTAGCATTAGTGACCTTCTGCATTGCAGTATTAAGTAAAGCATTGAATTTAAGTTGGCTATCAAAAGGTGTCATACCTCGTAAGGCTTTTCTAATGTCATCAGCAATACGTTGATTACCTTTAGCTTCGACACTAGCACCTATCTTATCTCCAGCTTGTTTTAGTTTGTTTTTAGCAATGGCTATTTGAGCATTCTGTTCAGCAGCAATATCCTTTTTAGACATACCCATAGCTTCCATTTCGTCCGACCTAAATACACGATTAGGCTCAGCTATTCGGGCATCTTGAAAAGCGATCTTAGCATCTAACTCTTTAGAGGCTTTATCTTCAGCTATTTGTTTTGTCATTTGTTCAGCTACTAACTGACCATATTCAGCTCTTTCATCAAAGCGAGCTATAAAGGCACGTTCTTCAGCAGGACTTAAGTCTTGACCTTGAACATATTCTTTATAAGCTTCTCGCTCATCTTCCATTTTTAATTTATATTTTTGAGTAGCTCTTTCAGACATACCTAGAGCACGTTCAGCAGTGATACCTTGAACAGGATCATCGACCATCTTTTTAATGATGTCCATTTCTTCATTAAAAGATTTAGTTAATTGATTAACCTTACCTTCAAATAAAGCTGTTTCATTTTTAACAGCCTTAAAGGTTTCACTCTTAGAGATCCCTTCTAGTTCCTTATCAGCTTTCTCAAAGGCTGCCTTAAGGGCTGGATCAGAGAGCTCAACGGTTATACCATCTTTATCACCAATGTCTTTATAATCTAAGACTGAACGGTCATTATTCTCTTTAGCATAGTCTATAAGTTTACCAGCAAACAAGTCATTAATTAATTTCTTGTAAAGTCTCTTATCCATTGCACCCGATTTATTGGAATGCAACTCTTGCTCGTAAGCTTTAATTTCAGCAGTACGTTGCTCAGGAGTTAAATCCTTACTTAAGATATCATCGAGTCCAGCATCAACAGCATGTGTAGTTGTGATACGCATTTGTTCAATATCACGACGATGCTCTTCATTCTCCCAAGCATTGACAATACGTCTTTCTGTATCATCCCAATACTTAGCAAACTTCTCACGATACTCTTCAGGTAATTGATCCATACCTTGAAGGTGTGTCTGTTTGAACTCTTGAAAGGAAGCTTGAAAGTCAGCATTAGATTCTGCATCAATGTTTGCTTGAAGGAATTCCTCACCAAGCTTCTTGATACTCAGACCATCAGATGTACCCCATTGTTGGTTACGACCTTTAATGAATGCTTCTGATTCACCTTCTTGACGTTCTTCTCCAAGACGTTCAGCAGTTTGACCTGCTCTGATATCTTCTAATTCTTGTTCACGTCTACTAGCTTCACGTTGTTGGATCATGGAACCAATACTACCGAAGATACTATTAACTCCACCAAGAGCACCTGCTAACTGCATAGCACTATTTGCTTCTTCAGTCATGCCAGTTATACCAGGTGCTTGTAAGCGACCTAACTCTACCTGACGATTTAACTGAGCACTCTGTCTATTAATTCGTCTATCAGCCATTTAGAAACTTGCTCCTGTTGCTGCCCCACTAAAGCCACCACTAAGAATTTGTAGGCCTGCTGTTAGAGGACTGACACCAAACTGTTGTCTAGACTGAGTAGCCTCTACTTGAGCTTGTGTATTAATTCTATTAGAAGTAATCTTTTGTTGAGTATTAATTAATTGAGATTCTTGATTAGCTCTCATAATTGAAAGATCAAGACCTGCTTTAGCTGAATGAACAGCTCCTTGTCGACTGTCTCCTGAAATGCCTATAAATGCATTCTGAGCTTTAATACGTCCCATCTCAACAAGATGTTCACGAGATCTTTGGAATCGAGCAGCGACACCATTCTCATTGATTGCTTGTTGTTGGTTACGTAGTTGTAAATTCATATCTGCTTCAGCTGTACGTTGCTGTTGCATCTGTACTTCAAGACCACGATTATGTGCATCCGCAGCTGCATTCTGAGCCATGATATTAGCTCCTGCTCCAATGGCACCTAAACTGGCCCCTATAATAGGAATAATGGGTAAACACATGATTTAGCCTTTGTAATAAAATTTATAAAATTGAATATCGTTCTTAGCGAATGAATGTTTGAATGTCTTGTCAACTGTAAACCCTAACTTAGACAACCATCGATGTGCTTCTATATGGTCAACCCATACATAGTTATACATCTCAGAATAGTTTGACATAAAGATCTGCATGATCTCAAAGGAACCCTCTAAGAATTCCCTTTTATGATTCCTTGCAACGTTCCCTGAATGTAACAACCAAGGCGACCCTGTGTTGAATCCTAAATCAGTTATACCAAAGACACCATCGGGTTTTCCTGAGGCATCATAAATGATCCATGCTTGGGTACTTTTGAAGGTCGTTAAAGCGAGAGTCTCAGAGGGATCTACGTTTCCGCAAATCCCAAACATTTCTATAAGACTAATTGCATCGAGTTCTATATCATATATATCATTATGATTCTCTGAAGTGTAAGGAACAAAATAAGGTTTAGACTCTACCTCTTCCATATAACGATCCTTGTAATTCAATTGATTCAATGTTGATTGGTAAGTAACTTGAAGTAGTAATGTCAATAGTTGTATTAATTGATTTACCTGCAACCATGAACTTACGTTCTTTTGATATTCTATTAGGATTCTCAATTAAACTAATGTTAGACTCAAGACCACCACTAACAGTAATTAATGGGTCACGGTTCTGAGCTCTTACTTCTAATTCAAATGTACCACTTTCTAAATATTTAACTCGACAAAATTTAATGTTGAGATAACCACTTCTAGGTTTTCCAGTTTGATCTTTAGCTACCCATTCAGAGAATCGATAACGTCCTTGATATTTCTTACCAACCCAATGGCTAGCAGAAGAGTAGTCACCGAATACTATAACCTTATTAGGGTCAGTATCGTGCGGTGTCGCATTAAGCCTCATACCATTATCACTAGTGACTACTTGTATATCTTCTAGGTTAGAATCTGAATAAGGGAGTGTCCATGTGGTTGTTCCAAGAGGACTTCCAGGGTCATTATAGACACCTAATACAGAAGCCAGTCTATCGAGATTAACAGGGAAATTAAGTGTACCCGTATTTGGATCATCAACATCCAAACTCTCCAACGATATGACTCCATCTTTTTCCACAATAAAGAACGCAATACTATCAATCCATTCGGCAGCAAGTATATTATAATCAAAAGTCCAAGTACTCCAAGAACTTTGGATTTTCTGGTTACCGTTCCAAAGATATCTGTAAACATAAACCTTATTCCTTTCCTCTTCATTCAATGCTAGGATAATTTTCTGTGATGTAGAGCTAGCTAATTGACTAACTGAAGGTGGTAAGAATTGAGGTACATGAGCTGTAATCTGAGCAGCATCTTTATTAGCTGTATCTTCATTTACAAAATACTCATACATGTCATTATAAGATCCTTTAGGGGAAACAAAATAGACATTATTACCAGCACCTACCATACGAACATCTCTAGCTTCAAACTCAGTGGTTACATCAATGGATGCTGTAAGGGGACTTAAAGGAGATCCTTGAGTATTCAATATGAATTGTTGGAACTCACTTGTTAAAAGTAAACTATCGTTGAATGGGATAGCATCTAAAAGGTTTACAATAGAACCACTATAAGCAGGAATATCAATAGGGTCATCATCAAGTATCTCTGTAGCTGTTGCTCCAAAGAAGTTGAAGTAGTCACCTATACGGCCCATTACTGTATTCTCTCCTGAAATAAATCCTAGACGGTCTTTATGGAGGAAGATATCTTTAATAGGTTTACCTACAAAACTAGGTATAGGATTGGAATCATCATCACCTACTGTACGTTCTGACCAATCAATACGACTAAAGGTAAATGTACCATCAGCATTACGTACCAATTGATGTGGCATTGTCTGTGCATCAAAGGTCGTTTCTAAATCAAATCCAATCGTCTCTTGCCATTTATTAGCAGACTCGTTCCATTCGAAATAGACACCTTGATAGTTATCATCCCCACCTCGTAGCTGAATAACATCTCCATCATTAGCATGTGGGGGTAGATCAGTAAATTTATTTACAGCATCTTTAACAACGACTACCATTTGGTTACCAAAGTCATCACCACTAGTTACTTCGAAGTCAGATGATCCACCGCTCCTAGTAGCCCTTATAACGGAGCTTCTAGGGTGTATTACAGAGGCATCGTAGTTACCATCAGAGTTGATAGTACCAGCAAGTGCAGCAGCTGCCACACCTGTATCACCAGTAGCATTTGAAGTTACATCTGCATCAAGAGCTGTGTTAGTAAATTTAACACGGATGTTTATATTTGCTTGTCTTTGCTTAATCCATATTAAAGCATAGGGATTGTTAGAAGGGCTAAGAGTCCCTGACATAGCTGTGTTTAAGTCATTATTAGCAACGATAGTATAGTCAGCAATAGTAGTAGCACGTATGGAAGGGTTACCACCTGGCAGACCACCAAGACCATCACGTTTACGAGCATAGTCACGTGCATCATTGTCCTCATAAAAGACTTCCTTTGAGGAACCATCAGCCAAGTCATAAACTTCGATAGGATAGTCATCATCGCTTGTAAAGAATATAGCATATTTTTCATTAGCATCTCTTTGATAAAAGTGTACGGGGTCCCCTGCTTGGAGCCTTGAGGAGACACTTGGGGAGGCCACAGGATGGGGAGGGTTGGTTAACTCAGGAGTAACTAATTCAGCTACATGGTCAGTATGAGCACGTTGAGTTAGACCACTAACAATAGTACCTTCCATGTTGTCCTGAAGTTCGCACTGTGAATCTAATCGAGCATTAGGGTTCTGTTGAGATACACCGTTATAAAGCTCAGGAAGTGATTTAGTAATTAAAGTCATTTTTTACCAACTGTATTTATAAGTATGTTTTCTGTTTCTAACAAATTGTAAGTCATCAGCATCTAAGAAATTGACATCGTCCTCGTCCCATACATAACGTTCATATTCATCTTGAGCCATTATATAATCTGACTGTACAAGTTGAATTACTTGTGGACTCGCTTCGAGTCTTATCAAGGCCTTCTTCATGGCACTAAGAGAGATGTAATTTCTAGCTTGATAAGGGAGATCGTCGAAGGGTAAATCTAAGTAAGCACGGACTTCAACACTATCATCAAACACATCAGTGTTGTTATTAGTATCGTAGAGGTGAGTACCTCGTTGTACGATTCCTGTTTTCTCTGCTACAGGTAAAGTTGTTATAAAGCTCGAGGGTACTAAGATATTACCTGAGCTGTCGGGGACAAGAGTAACTATTTGAGTGTTATAGACTTCTCCCCTGCTTAATAGAAAGAGTCTTTCTTCATCGATAACACGTTGTATAGTATTAGCTTCTGAGTCACCTAAGGTTAAGGAGTTTACAGGCTGTAGTCCCAAGTAGGACAAGCCTTTGTTGACTGCATCAAGGAGTGTTAACATGGTTTATCTCTTTCGGAAATTTATAGGGTTTTTGAAAAGGAAAAAATAGAGCTAGCCTAGAGGGAAAGGAGGAGGAAAACCTCTAGGACTAACTCTTTTATTTTTTATTAAGCGACAGTTAATGTATCTAATGTCAACTCAAAGCATGACTCAGGTCTGAGGACCTTATGACCCATGAGGTAGCGACTTAACATCGCATGTGCTAGGTGAGTAACAGTTAGATCTTTAACGTCCATCTTAAGACCTTGTAGCTTGGCAGTACCAATTGCGTCTTCTTGCCATACAAAACCAACAGTCTTAGAGAAGTCACCATAGTGGTAGAAGTTCTTACTATCAGATGTACCTTGAAGGATATTAGTACTTGGTAAGCGAGGGTATTTAAGAATAGTGATACCAGCTAGCTCAAAGATAGTACCTTTAGAGATAGAACCGTTACCATCAATATCTTTATTGATTGCACTCATACCATTAGTCTGAGCTTCTTTAATAAGGATATTGTATTCTTTAGGACGTAGGGCAATATAGCGACCGCTTTCAGGAACATTCTTATTATCCATTGCCTCAGCAGCTGCAAATACACCAGTAACAAGTGCTAGAGCAACTCCTGCATCATCTGCGGAACCACTAACACCACCATCATTTTTAAGTAAATCATCGACGTACTGACCACCACCAGGTAACTCAGCAAGCTCATTAGCAGAGCGAGCACCTAATAGACCTTCGATACAAACGTGTTCGTCGAAAGATGTGGCAAGCTCTTGTCCAATTTCATGGGCATATTTAGAACGTACTTCATAGTGGTTTACAAGTTCATCGAACTCTGAGATAAGAGCAGGTACGATTAGCTGTTTGTCAATAGGGACAACAACTTCACCGTGAGCAGCATTACCGAAATCAACGGCACTACCATCACCTGCGTGGTAATAACCAACCAAACGACCCATCTTAGGGAATTGGGTAGACTTACCACTCTCTACATTTTTAACAAAGTGACGACCCATGAAAATTGTCTTTTCATCAAAGGCCATAAGAATCTCACCACCGAAACGTTTAAGGAACAGGGCTAATTCGTCACCACCGACTTTATCTACGACACCCAAACGGGATGCTGCTAAATCATAACTCATTTGTTATTTCTCTTTTGTGTTAGATAAAGAGGACTTTTGAAGGAGGACTCTAGTTATCCCTTTAAGTATGTACCTCAGTACAACCTCTTAAAAGGCTAAGGTTTTAATTCGGAGTTCTCTTTTTGTTTTTATTTTATATTGTCCCTGCTTTCATCGACCTATCGATTTTAGCTTCTACCGATTTACGGTATTCAGGACTTGATTTATATCTAGGATCTTTCATAGCATTAATCATATCTTGATTGCTATAGAATGTATCACCCTTTGAAGAGCCTTGTGACTGTGAGCCTTTAAGGACTACTTTAGGGGAATACCCAACAGCTTCTTTATGTCGCTTTGATAGTTCTAATGCTGCTGTCTTTTGACGTTCAGGATCATTAGATTCTAACTCACGATTAAAGATCTGTTTATCATAATCACTTAAACCTTCAGCCCATTTAAGGGTTTCATTCCAAGAATCTTTACCACCTAACTGAGACATAAGGGCTTCAGTTGATTGGTCTGCAATTGCTTGTTCAGCTCTGATTAAGCGATTAACTAATTCAGGAGAGTAGCCTGCTTTCTCAAGTTCATCATAAGATTGTTGAGAGAGTTGACCATCTGCTAAATATTCTTGTTCATACTTAGAAACATCTAATGTAGAACTTTGTTCATTGTTTTCTTCGGGCTTATCTTCAGGTGCCTTTTCAGGGGCCTTTTGACTACCTCGTTGACTAATCTCTTTATTGAGGTCATTGTAGTAGGCTTCTTTTTGTTCATCTGTAGATAAGTAATTCAACACGTTATCTTGGATACCAAGCATGTTACGAGCCTGCTCAATCCCCTTAGCTAAGTCATCAGAAGTTTTGAATCTTCCTGCCAATAACTTTGTCTCAGGTTCTGATTGAGGGTTCCCGTTATGTTCATCAAGAGTTTTCTCGATGTCAGTATCAAAGTGTTGTAATAAATTACCATTGACTGAGATACCGTCACCTGCTCTTTTAAGAGCCTCTTGATTTTTAATTTCTTGTTCAGCTTCAGGAGTACCAGTGTCTCTATTGAAGTTCTCTGAGGGCATAATCTTTATTCCTTATTAATGTTGGACAACAAAAGCAGGTTTGTCACGTCTTCCATCGGGACGAATTACATCGATCTTACCAGGACAACAAGGCTTGTAGTTCTTATTATCTTTATTCTTTTTATCCATAAGCTTAGCCTTTTTTTGATCAGCTGTGATGGTAATAGAGGCTTCTGCGATTAGACCGCCTTTAGCTTCAGCTTCTTTAAGGATTTCAGAGTCAGGTTTAATTCGTTCTGCTTCTTTTTGTGCAGCAAGTTCAGCAGCCTTTTCAGCAAGTTCAGCTTTCTTTTCAGCTTCACGTTCTGCTTTAAGGTTAGCAACTTCTTGACGTAATAGTGCAAGCTCATCAACTACGATTGGAGCTTCTTCTTTAACTGCTTCAGTTGTTTCTTTATTAGTTTCTGTAGACATTTATAATGTTTCCTATTATTTATTGGGATGGATTAGGTTGTTCGAGTTGTGCCTGAACAGCCCCTTTAGTTACCTCTTGGGCAATTCCTGGGCCTGCTTCTTGCATCAACTGTTGCATCTGTGCTTGTTGTTGCATTTCGGCTAGTTCTTGCTCGGTGAAAGCAATTTCATCTAAATTGAAGTTACTTAATTCAGCTACCTTTTCAGCATACTTCTGAGGGTTAATCCCTTGAAGAGCTTCAGGCATTGAAGCACCGACCATCTGAATAAACTGACTCATTGCATTTAATTGTTTGTTACGACCTAAGGCTTCAATACCATGAGTGACTTTAGGTTTTATATCTTTACCATTGACCATGGAATGCAGTTTACCTGCCTTCTTAAGTCTAGCAATGATTAACAATAACAATGGTTCTTGGAATTCAGTTGACTGTAGAGTGTATACACCACCAAGAGCTTCAGCAAGTTCTTGACTTACTAATCTGATTTCTTCAGCAGTTACACGTTCAGCATTTCGCTGTATTGAGGAAGTATTAAGAAAGGCTTTGTTCAATCTGATTTCTAGATTCTGAGCCTGTTCTTGGGCAGTTCTTAGATCACTTACTTTATTACCATGATCTAAGGGTGTAATGTCATCGGGATTGCCTTTAACAAATCCACCATTACGTACTTTAGCGAGGTCTCTAGGGCGAGCCATAGCACCAGGCCTAACAAGGAATACTGATTTAGCACCTATATGTGCAGCCTCAGTAATTGCTTTGTTTAATTTTTCATATGAGTTAAGGTCACCTAACATGTCGTCGATCTTACCACGACCATAGTGTTCGCCTATCATAGACATCCATCTAAGAGGTCTCCAAGGCATATCTTCAGGTTTGAATTTACCTTCAGATCCTTCTACCTTTTGACCAGCAATTTCTTGGTAGGTATGATAGAATCCATCATGGAGCTTTATATGGGTGTATAGACAGAAGTTGTCTTTATCATCAAGACCATTTGCATCCATATCCATATGAGTGTAATCAACATCAGTTGTGTCAATTTTATTTCTTATGGCATCGGGAAGTCTGTCTTTAGGAAATTTTTCTTTTACTACTATTTCTCTGACTGTACCATCATGGTCACGTTGGACAACATATTGGTCTAGTCTGAATAGCACAGGTCGTCCACCCATTTCAGGAGGGACGTACATTAAGATGTTACCACTGATTATTAAATTTAAGAAAATATTATAAGCAGGGTGACGTACTTGGGAGCTTTCAATTTCATCTTGAATGATTCGTTCCATTTGAATCACAGCTTTGTTAAGCTCACCAACAAGATCAACTTGATTAGGATCAACACCACTCAACATCGCTTCCCTAATGAACTCCTGTTTACGGACCTCTGAGATAGCTAGTTGGAAGAAGGGTTGATTGGGGGGAAGTAAAGCAAGTACCATCTTAGAGGCTAGATTCAAAGAACCTGAAGCACCTACACTTTGGTACATATCAACTAGATCACTATAGGCATTATGACCTTCTTCAGGCATGATACTAGGGATCGTTAATTTAGATGCATCACGAGCTCTCTCAAGAAAAGGCTCACGGCCTGACTCAAGTTTCTTATAAGTCGCTTCTGCGGATATAGGGAAGATTTCCATGTTTGAATCCAGTAAGGTTAAGAGGGGAGACTCCCTATATTGAGCTTCAATGAGAGGCCTAGGGAGTGTGCTATAAAAGTATTATTGAATACCACCGAGTCCTGAACCACCACCAATGTTTCCAAGGGCGACTGTCAGTCTACTTTTACCTGAAGAGTTTTTACGAGTCTTCTTCTTTTTGTCAGGAGCGACTTCCACTTCAGGGGGTTTCTCAGGGGGAGGAACTGGAGGGGGAGGAGGGGGAATCTTTGGGGCTTTTGGTTTAGACATGCACATAATTGTTTACCTTATCAGTCTATGGTTAATGAGAACCCATCATCTGATTTTTGTGTTAATTGGCTTTGAAGAAGTGCAACGTTGACTAGGGTATCAACAACATATTGAGCTCCTGCTTTAGCCCTTAGGGCATCATCAGAGTCGTCCATGTTAGCTTTTATTTGAAGGTACTCTTCAAGTAGCTTTATATGGTGCTCCCGAATAGTCGGGAACCCCTTTACTAATTGAATAGTTTGTTCATCAAAACCTTGTAGATTGTCAGAGGAAGTGTTAGATATATTCATAGATGGCCTATTAGAGATTTTGAGGGTTAAATTCAGAGGGTTTCCAAAGGATAACTTGGTTATTTTCGGAGTCCCAATCGGTGTTATGAAGGATACGAGCACAGTTAGCTTGTTGACATAAGAACTTGATACTCAAGTCGTTAGCTTCATAAGCCTTAACTAAAGCCTCTGTAAGTATATCATCATAGTCTTCAGCAGCAACAGCATCGTAGGCCTCTAATGCCTCATTTAGGATACACCAAGCCTTTTTCTCAGCAATACCAGGAATTCCTACAAAATTGTCTACAGAATCACCAGTTAAAGTCTGTACATAAAAGAGTCTTTTAGCTTCGAATTCACCTACATGAAAAGGATCAACAGAGAACTTTGTCTTAGCTTTGATTTCCTTTTGTCCTGTTGGATTCCATTTAGACTTAGGATTGATCATAGACATAAGCTTCTTCTTACCATGACCATTCCAATTGAAATGCCAACCTGGTATCTGATACAAGTCTTTGTCAATTGTACAAATAATATAACTGTTAGGGAACTTAGTACTCAATATACCCATAACATCATCAGCCTCTAAGGTAGGCCTCATGCGTGTCTCGAAGTTGTTACTTATGTATTCCCTTAGGGCACTTAGCATAGCAGGCTTAGGTTTCCTGTTATGTTTATAACTTTTAATTACATCTTTGCGGAAGTTATGACCACCACTTAAACACATTATTTCTTTGGTTGATTTAAGGCGACCCTTAAGGCGAGCTACGAAGGCATCTACTCCTGCCTTCGCCTCACTCAAATCATTTCCAAAAGGTGTTTCATATTTGGTAGCCATTTGATACGCAATGATGTCGGCATCTATTAGTAGCTTTTTATTATGCCAAGGTTCATCATTGTCAAACATAAAGGCTCCTTAGTTCTTATTCGCATGTTTGTGGTAACGTACCATAGACTCTTTTGCTTGAGTCAATTCACGATGACGAGTACTAGAAGGTACTGACAACTCAAGGAGTTCATCAATCTGCTTTACAATCTGTTCTGCAATCACAACTCTCTTGGCTGCATTAAGGTGACGATCATCACGAGTACGGTATTTTAGGTTTTCAATTGTTCTCATTTTCTTTTCTTCCTTTTTCTTTTTTGTGCGTTCTTACTAGTCTTAACTAACTTCATTACCCGACTTGCAGGTAAACCTTTTTCAATAAGTGGATTTGCTTTACTAAAGAAAGCTTCACTTAATTCATCTTTACAGGAGTGGCAGTAACCTACCACCCCGTGATGACATGTTGGTTTATTCATATACCTCCTAATGCGTTTCTGCCCAACTTGAGCCGTACTGATATTCTCCATCAAGTGGACATCTGAAGTTATAGTATTCACCTGCTTCGACCATACCTTCAACTAGGATCTTACCAACCTCTTCTTCAAGTCCATTCCTAACTTGCATTTGAAGTTCGTCGTGAATATTGCCGATAAATACATAATCAGTCCCATAATTAAACCTAGAACTTAACTTTTCTTCAGCAATAACTAACGCACGTTTCATTATAATGGCACCACAACTTTGTAACAGAGTGTTTAGTGCACTGTGTGTACTTCGTATAGGTAAATGTCTACCATCAATAGTTCTTAGATAACCATTCTTTAGAGCATTCCTAACAACAGCTTCGCTGAGCTTACCTAATGCAGGGAAGTTTCGAAGGAACTTTTCACGTAACTTCTTACCTTCCTTAAAGGAACCACCCAGGAACGACCCTAGTTTTCCGTTACCTGCTCCATACATGAATGCATAGAAGAACGTCTTAGCAAGGTCTCTAGAGGGTAATCCTGCTGCTTTTTGGTTTGCTGTATGTATATCACCTTCCAATAGTTCACGAGTAAACTTACCACCATCATAACGTGCTAAGTAATGTGCCAAACAACGAGCTTCTAATCCGCTAGCATCAGCACCTACAACAGAGTAACCTTCGGGAGCTATAAATAACTCTCGACATTCTTTACCCCATCTAACTTTACCACTCGGTACTTGAGCTACGTTAGGGTTGTTATGACTCATACGGGCAGTCGCTGCACCACATGTAATTATATTACCGTGAATACGACCATCCTTTACAAGCTGTAACCAAGAACGATCACCCGATCCAATCATACCTGCTATCTTGATTATGTTTTTATAATCAGCAAGTAACTCAGCTTCGGGAACTGCTTGTCCTTTGTAACCTATCTCTGCAAGTTGGTCTAGGATCTCACCTTTAACGGAGCCCTTACCACTACCTGTTTTTTCCCAACTCTTGAATCCATATCTACGTTCTAACTCGTATCTAATATGATCGTCACTAGAGGGATTGAATTCAACCCAATGAACTTTAGTACAAGGAACACCTGCACTGTAGCCCATAGCTTTGTTATCACGTTTAGGTGTAAACACCTTGCCTGGGTTCTTAGCCTTTAGACGTTGAGGAAATGTGTGTCTTAACTCAGTTTCAATTTGTCGTTTACGGGTAATCAAAGCACCATACAATTCTTCAGCTTTACGTACATCGAATTGCCAACCTGCTTGTGTCTGACGTTGAATAATAGAACTAACTTTCTGTTCCATTGTAAAGGCATTCCAGCTCTTAACCTTTTCAAGTAAGAACTCAAGTAGCTTTACATTAACATCTACATCACGACCACAATACTCAGACATCTCAGGACTCCATTCAGCCCAATCTGTAGTGTCCCCAAAGTTGCCCTTAAGGAACCCTAAACGGACACCCCAAGCACCCAATGAATGGGGAGCTCGACGCATCTTTGGATTGAGATGGTATCGTCCTTTAGCTATCTCTTTAGAATCGATGTCGTTGATGTTAGGGAACAAATAACGACTCAATACTAATGTATCAATGACTATAGGTTTGATATCATGTCCAAGTTTCTTTAGGGCAGGTTCGTCAAAACCATGCCCATTATGCATTACTAATAATTTGTGAGAATTAATAGCCTCTATTGCTTCCATATAATTATGAGGATCTTTAATTTCAGTTTGACCACTACCATAGGTTTGGTAAGCGATACAATGAACTTTAGTACACACATCTAGAAGTCCATCAGTTTCAATGTCAGCTACTACAACACTGTCTTTATTAGTCAACAGATGTTCTAGTAACTCAGCATCATAATTTAGGTTCATAATTCTCACTCCTTAATTAGAACTCATTATTATCATCTGAGGTTTCATCATCAAAGGGACAAGGTTCTTCGCTTTGAATAAGTCTTCCTGTTTCGGGAATATATTCAAGACAGCCTGGTACCTTACCGACCCAACCAACATCACGATTCTTTAAGATTCTTACCTGTCGTAAGTTCTTAATCTCTTCATCTTGTTGGTCGCCTTCGAAACCAATTACAGCAGTACTCATTTGTTCAAGACCTGCTGAACCACGTAGATCAGATAGTGATACCTGTCTACCTTCGTTATAACTTTTACCTTGAGCAGGACGTTTCAAGTGAACGATTGCAATGATACCTACAGGGAACTTCTTAATTAAGCTGTTCATTCCTGTCATTAGTTTATCAATGTCTTTACGTTCATCAGCTGTATCGTTACCACTGACCACAATAGAAATGTGATCAAGGATAATCCAGTCAACTTGTAACGCACTTGCAAAGTATTCAAGCTTACTTATTAACCTATCGCAATCAAGAGAACCAAAGTGGTCATACAAAAACCAATTACCCAATGCAATAGTCTCATCATAAGCCCTATCCAAGTCTTCACTTGTAACTCCTTCACGGTCATGCCTTAAGGGTTTATCTAGGTGCATACTTAGATATCTCTCAGCAGTGTCCCTTTTGGTATCCTCAAGGGCAACTATTCCGATCTTTTGATTTGAATTCATAAGCAAGTCGTAGCCTATCTCATGTGCAGCAGTAGTCTTACCTAGACCACTACCTGCTGAAAACAAGTAGAACTCATGCTTACGTAATCCTTTTAACTTTTCACTTAATTCGGGAAAGCAATTAAAAGGTAAACCAACAACAGGTTCTTTGTGAATCTCAGCACGTAAGTCTTCACCACAAAGGATGTCATCAGGGCTGTATTGATAAGCATCCCAAACTAAACGTTGTACCAATGCATGATTAAACTTAAGTAAATCACAAGCATCCTTACAGCCGTCAGGATAAGAGACCACTTTAACTTTCCCAAAAGGGAATATCTCAGCACACTCTTTAACTGCCTCTTGGCCTGCCTTATCATTATCAAAAGCAAAGACAATTTCTTCAAATGAATTTAACCATTCAAAGTTTTCTTTGATTGCCTTGATGGCACCTTGAGCACCGTTTGGAACTGACACTACAGGCCACTTCAGATCGAAAGCTTGAGAGATTGCCAAGGCATCTAACTCACCTTCAGTAACGGTAACTTTCTTACCACTACCTTTCTTCCATAACTGCTGTCCAAATAACATAGTACCTTTTGAAGAACCCTTCCAATAGAATTCTTTGTCTTTGGTACGTTGTTTATAACCAATTAGTTTACCGCCTTGATTATAATAAGGTGCCCACTGCTTACCGTCCTTAGTGAAGTAACCATACTTCTCACAGGTAGCTTGATCAATGTTACGAGTCTTTAATCTTTTGAATACCTTATCTTCGACATAGAGTTCAGATTTAACTGACTCCCCTTCAGCACTTATATGGTCACCACATGAAAAGCAATGAGAGTGTCCATCTTCGTACACCTCTTTAGCATCACTTGAGCCACACTTTTCACATGCTTCTTTAGCCATATATTACCTTTAATTTTAGAGCTTCAATCTTTGTAAGGAAGGAATCTAAAGTGTCATCATTATTAATAACGTAATCCCAACCATCGAAATCTTCCAGTACATCATCGATAGATGCACCGCTTTGTTTTTCAATGTCACGATTAATTTTAACACAAACACCGCCCATACTTTTAATATATTCAACTTCATTATGCTGACGTACATCGGGGATAACTACAACATCTACATCAGGCATCTTCTTAAGCTTACGGTCTAGAAGCTCAATCCAAATCTTAGGATTAACTTCACGTAAAGCTGTACCAACATGTACCCAAATCTGTACTGGTGTCATACCATAAGGTTGAATCAACACAGTACGATATTCAGGATGATCGTTGTAGTACTGTTCACTTTCAAGTAACGGAAAGAATTCCCTACAGGTTTCCTTAAGGAGACTTGCAAAGGACAACTTCACAAACCAGGGCTGACCAGGGAAAGGTACGATACCTGCATTCAAAGAGGACTCTACAACGGCCGACCATTCATTCAAACTATCTACAATAAAATCCGCAGCCGTATCTTTACCACTTCTAGAGCGGTGACCAAAACCAATTATCTTCATATTGTCACATCCTTTTCAAAGTTCTCTTCAATGAAGTCTGCAATCTCATCCCAAGAGTATCCCGAATCATTTAATTCGACAGCCTCTTTGATAACTTGCAAACGTACACCAGTGATCTTACTTACATTCTCTTCTGAATAACAGTTTTCGAATATAACCCTGGCCACACCAACGGGATCAAACTCTTCCCATTCAACATTACCTTGACGAAACTTCTTACGATACGAATTTGTACACTGAGCATATTCACCACTCCGCATAGCTTCTAACCAGTAATGTCTGCATTGAGCTTGTTGCTCACGTTGTTCAATCATTTCTTCAGTAGTCATATTTTTTCTCCTTTATTAATGACTTTAATTGGGGGAGCAAGGGGAATCGAACCCACATCTACCTAGGATCTCACCAAGAGTACTCCCATTATTTGGTCGAGAAGGAGGAATTCGAATCCTCACTGCTTGGATCACAACCAAGAGTGCTACCAATTACACTACAACTCGCTGACTAAGAGGTGAGGAATTGAACCTCACTAATAGGCGGATGGGAATCTCTATTCACCCATCGATCCTTCAACCTATCAAAACCTTACTCTTAGAAGAGTTTTGATTTTACTTAATTGTGTTACTCCATGTTTTCCATTCCTTCTTAGGGAAGCGTAACATCAAGAGCAGTTGTTGGTATTCACCTGAAGCAACTTTCTTAGAAGCCTCTTCATTAGAGACTCTAGTAACTTTACCATTTGTATCTTTAATACATTTCATTGTAACCTCCTTCCTAATATCTACCTTGATTCTTTAAAAATTCATCAAAGACATCTTGGTCAAAAGGTTTTATTATTGTACTGACAACCTTAAACATTCTACCAGTACCTCTACAAGTCCTACAAGGAATCACTTTCTTCACCTTCAAGTCACGACTCTCAAGGTCTATTTCACCAGTCTCTTTGAGGGCTCTTCCTGAGCCGTTACACATGCCACATGTAATAATTTCTTCAGTTGTCATTTATAGCCATCCTTTGTTGTCTATCAACTTTACTTACAATCTGATTCCAACAAGACCAATGGAACCATAGATCATTAAAACCTCGTTGACCTTTCATCTTAATACCTAATATATCACACTGTATAGGCTTACCACAAGAGCGACACTTAGAGGGTCTCTTAGGGCGACATACAGAAACATCTTCGATTAAGTTATTACTCATAACCCTTTCCACTTCATTTCAGAATCTCCTTTGTTTCATTTCATATCAATTTGGTCAGCGAGGTAGGATTCGAACCTACACATTTATCCTCTTCGTTGGGTCAGGTTCCCATGTCTTGGGAAGCCCACATATCCGAGGCACCTTCAGAGCTCCAATGCTCCAGCTCTACCGATTGAGCTACTCGCTGTAATGCCGATGTGTAAAGTTATCCACATCGACGTGGGTTTTTTAGAGAGATTCCTTCAAACTCTTTTGAAATTGGCAGAGTATTTTTGTCACTATCGCTAAATACAACAAGGCAATACCTGTCACACCCAATTACACTTAATCTAAAGTATAATAATCGCTACGCCACCAATAACGCGATCAATCCAAGATATTGCAGCTCCAGCACGACCAGTACAACTACCATGTCAGCAGTATCAAATTTCTTTTCCATCGTTCAATCCTTTATTAAGTTATTAATTAATGTTAGAAGGTTCTTAGCTCCGAGATCGGACACCTCATAAAGATAACCACTATGGTTACACTTTCGGCAGCCCTTTCCTTTACACTTTTTATGTTTCTTTTTTATAATACCTTCAATTCTTGTTAAGTCTTTCACATTAGTCTTTCATTGATTGTTTGATTAGAGGGGCTACCAAGCTTCCTGTTGATCCAATAAGCTTCTTCTGTTCAGCCTTGTCCAGACCTTTGAAGAGTTCCATATTATCTTCGAAGAAGTCTTCTTTAACGTCTTCGATCATCAACTTAATATATTTACCAATTTCACTTGGGTCTTGGATTTTACCATGCTTAGAGTATAAATCCAACACTCTGTTTTCATTGATCATTGAATCCCAAATTGGTTTAAGAACCTGGTACTCATGTGAACCTTCAAACTTCTTACGAACTTTTGCTTTGACATTCATCTTATCACAAAAGGCTTTAGTCTTATGTTTAATACGAACTGGTGTATAAAGGTCAAGGTACAATAATTCGTCATACGGAGCGATTACGAACCCTTCTACCTCTCTACCCACACCTTCCACCTTAAGGCCCTCAGGGCTCACTTCTAGGGCTTCCTGAAGGGTGTTCTTGTAGGTTACTATAGGGACAAACATATCAGTAGTGTCAGTATCCATTAGAATCTTGATTGTCTCACCAACTGGAATGTATTCACCATTAAGTCTCATATCAAAGATTCTGAAGTCTTGATCATCCCGATAGTGAATACGTTTCTGAACACCTGCTCCAAAGAGCTCACCGTAGATGTGCATCGACTCATAACCATTGTTGAGCATCCAATAAGTGAATGTCATTAGTTGCTCACGATAACGACCCATAACTTCTTGCCAGTTAAAGAACGATTCATTTTCATCTAACACACGATTACGTGAAGCAAACTGAATATTATCTTTAGTGATGATAACTGAAAAATTAGCACCATCCAGTTTCTCAGTGATAATCCAACTAGTCTTATGATAGTTTGGAATACCCATTAAACGACCCATAGGCACGTTGTAATGATTAGTTATCTTTGTGTACTTCTTAAAGTTATTCATCAAACCACTCCTTTGGGACTGTCTTAGCTGCCCATTTGAATTTATTCTTATCACACCACTCAGCATACGTACTAGAATTTTTACGTTTAGTTAATTTGTTATTTGGATTACCAAACACAAATCGTATGTCAAGCTCAGGGTTAGAGTTACGAATGTTCAGGTGTTTCTTCCGCATCGTTGCATCAAACTCACCTTTAATCTCCACAAGGATTCCATTAGGGAGTCTTAAGTCGGGACAATAGGTGTGCTTAGAGGCAGGCCTAATGAAGTCTATCTTAATTGGTTCATATTCAAACTCAAGATTACTTTCTAGTAGATCCTTCTGAACCTCTATCTCTAGACCACTTCTGTGTGAGACTTTGTTTTTCTTCGCCCATGCTTCTAGAGCTTTCCGCTTCGGACTTTTCTTCTTTGTCCATCTTGCCATGAATCATTCTCCTCTGACTTGCGAGTTCTCTAACAAGCTCATTTATCATATCGAACTGAGACTTCCTTATCTTTTTTACGTCCTTGGTTAGTTTGTAATAAAAAAAGGTGACTGCACCAAGTAGTGCAGCCCCTATACAAACAAAGGAAATTAATATTACGATATTAAAAGTCATCTTCTTCGTCACCAGTATTTTCGACAAAAGGTGTTTCAGGTACAGTAACATCAGCAGTTGATTCTACATTAGTCTCATAACCATCAACTTCATCGAAGGCACAACCTTGCTCAGGTAGCTCAACAATCTGACACATGATTAATTTTAATGTGATACCTGCTTTATTAGTTGCAGGCATATGATACTGCTTAGCTAAAAGCTGAACACGTAACTTAGTACCCCAAGGGACTTCTTTGAAATCTGGGTTAGTAATTTTATTACGTTTAGCATCATACAAGTCAGGACTAGGAACATGTTTAACTTCTTGAGTATCAGAATCCTTGTAGGATGCATTCTTAGCCATCTTAAAGACAATTTTACCTGTCTTCTCATTAGTCTCTGACTTAGCCTCTTTATCGTACTTGTAATCATCCTTAAAAGGCAAATGAAGGCTAAGATTCTTACGAGCCTCTACGTATTTATCTTTAAGGTTACCTTCAGGCGGTGCCATGTTTTCCATAGCTTTATCAAATGCATCTTGTGCAAGCTTGGTTAGCTTCTCGACAAACTCTTTAGTTGCAGGATCATCTGACTCAAGCATTGCATCAAGAGAATACTTAGGCTTACCTGCATTGTTGTAATCGAAAGATTGTAAAATGTTTGCAAATTTAACTTCCATTACAGGGCTAATTAGTCTGACTGCCTTATCAATTTTATGTTTGGACATTAATTGTCTCCTCTTTTGTTTTGTTTGTAATTTCGGCAAAGTGTTTCTTCTTTCTGTAGATGGCCTTTTAGAATCGATTTACCTTTTAATTCTTCTTTTAACATAATTATCTCCTTAGTTATAGCGAAAAGCTGAAATTGAACCCGTCCATACGGAAGTCTACGTCTAGATGATCCTCGTAGATACCATGAGTATCTCCGTCCATAGTGTAAGTTACCTCAAAATCTAGATCATGCTCCATTTGGCGTATACGATCACGTATCATGTTGAAGCGCTCAAAGGCTCTAGGGAAAACTACAAGTATAGCTTCTCTAGCCTCCTGATCGCTAGTGTACTGTCCTTTCGGGTAACGAGACCAACGCCAATCTACTCTGATCTCTCCGTTAGCTACGTATGGGGTGTAAACTTTTATTCGCTCGTTCATAATTATCTCCTTTATTTAATTAAAATCTAAGTCAATATACATTTTGAGCTCTAAAACCACTGTTCAATCATCCAACAGGCTGCCCCTATGAGGACACCTGTGAGGACACCTAAAACAAATATAAATATCATCACTCACCGCCTTTCAGTTTATTAGCTAATGTTAACATAAGAGACATAACATTAAGTTTAACCAACTGTTGCTCATGTGTGCCATCCATTCTAAGTTGATTGTTGCGTATAACAGCGTCAGCTAATTTCTCAGCTTCGAACTTATATGCCTCTAGATCCCAATTAAAACAGCGCAACTTAGTCAAACTATTTTTAAGCAACTTCTCATCACGCTTATATTCATTCAGTAGTATTGTTTGTAATTTTACTAATGCAAATTTTTCTTCCAGTTCCTGCTTTAGCTCCTCAATGCGCTTGTCTACATCATCAGCTAGGTAGTATTCACCATGTTCAGATTCGCTAGGCTGTTCATACGGGTTAACCGCTTCATATCTCTTTAACTCACTCATCGATAGCTCTCCTTATCTTCTCTCTTATCTTGTCACCATAGCCATTCTCACCAATGTCAATCCTGTTAACATAAGGCAAACACTCCCTTAGTAACTCATTTAGCTCCTTGTTGCGCTGTTCTAAAACATTCATATCTAAATTATATCGATCTATGGCTTGGGCTAAATCTTTATACCTAAACTGATAAGGATATTTAGGGTCTGCTAATATATTATAACTGGCAATACAATCATTAGCCCATATTTCAACTTCTTTTTGGTAATGCTTTCTCTCGACTTTACCCGATAAAATATTGTCAACATGCTCACTCATCATAAATCCCTTTGAATTTATAGTAATCTGTTAATGAATTAAGATTATCAAACACAATAGGATTACTCCAGCACCCATTATCTTTAATGCAAATTTGCCCATTTAGTATTGTTATTTCTATATTATACCTTTCCAATATCAATACTATTTCATTAAGTATATTAACTTTAGCACTATATTCACTCATCACTCACCACCTGTACCGTAGAAAATGTCTGTTCCCTTTGATACTTTATCGCCAACTTCAGCAACAATTTTACTAATGGTTGATAAAACATTGCTATAATAGACTTTACCGTCTGTATCTTTGAAAATCGGTGTTCCTGAAATAACACTTTCTCCTTCACTTACATAAATTTCTGCAATCTCAACAGTATCGGACTTGCATTTAGACATTTTCAAAGCCTGCTTTAGCTCCTCGTTTTCCTGCTGTAAAAGATCTATTTCGGGGTCAATTTCTGCACACAGATAATAAGCACCATTTTTGCTTGCTCTTCGTGGAGCTATCGGGTTTTTATACTGCTCACTCATTTAATCACCTCTTAAATAATATTTATTACGTTGGCTGAATGGGGTTGAACTTTGATCCGATGCTCACCTGTTCCATCATTAATTTTAAGTATTGTTAAACTTCCAAATTCTTCAGTCAGTTGAAAGACTCTATCATCAATACGGATGTCAATTCTTGTTACCTCTTTCTTTAAGTTTCTATCATTATTTATTCTTGTTATTTCCATATCACTCACCGCCTTTCAGTAGTCGTTCTCTAAAACATCTTTTGCCAACACATAAGTGGCAATTACCGTCATTATCAGTATCGAACTTGCATTTAGACATTTTCAAAGCCTGCTCTAGCTCCTTGGTGCGCTGTTTTAGTTGTTCGATGCGTGGTTGGTTGTTCCAAGCTTCTAGGACCTTGCATTCATCCATCCCCATTTGCATAATTTCGCAGTTATTACATATAATCAGATAATTGCAAACAGCGTGATATTTACTAAATTCAGCCTCACCACCACACGCAGGGCATTTCTTTAGCTCACTCATCACTCACCGCCTTTCAGCCAGGCCTTAAACTCACTTGAGTCATCGGTAGCTTTGACAACCATATCATTTTCTGTGTAACTAATAAACTTAGCTGTTTCACGCATGACAACAGAAGTTAAATTGATATACTCAAAAGCAAGTTGAGTCCATAAGCTATTAATACATTCCAAGAAGGCAGACTTATTATGGTATGCCTCAGGGACAATCCTATCGTACACTTGAAGGGGCCTTCCATCGACATCATCAAGTGTTAATAACAATTCATAACTAGTTGACACAGGTAATGTGTAGAAAGTAATCTCACGTACTTCTAACTTACAGATGTGTAAATTAATAGCAGGTAGATAACCAGTATGAACTAATTTTTCAGATTCTCTAGCTTTCATAATTAAATTTTCTCCTTTGGTTTTTGGAAAGTGTTTCTTCTTCTGTAGATGGCCTTTTAGAAAAATAACTAAGAAAAAGTACAAGCCTCTATGCACAACTATAGGGGGCTATTAAGGGAGCCCTTAGGACTATCTTTAAGGTAATATTAATTAATACTATATATATATATTTAATTTTATTTTTAATTTCCTTTTCTTTCCTAAGATGGCCTATTAGAAAATTTGAGGTCAAAAAGATTAAAATAATGGCCTGTTTATATTTAATAATCAAGCCACAAAAAAAGCCCCCTAGAATTAACTAGAGGGCCAGTAGTTTAGTAGCGATTAACTAAAGAAATATAGACTGTCACTAACAGTTTCAATATCTAAGTCACCTATAGAAGGGCATTCAGGTAACTCAGTTTCTACAGAGGCCTGTACACGAGTCCTAAATTGTTCCAACATAGAACCATCTTTATATTGATCTATAAAGGTGTCCCTAATGGCTTTATTAAGTTGTGCAGCATGGCAAGCATGAGTACCGTAGTCATCGTGGATCAGAGCAAAGCTTGTTATACCTTGATCTAATAATTCATTACAGGTTGCTAACATGTGAGCACTATCTTGTGAATGGACAAAGTTAGGTGCAAGGCCTTTCTTTTGTTCATAGACATCTGTGTCTTTAGTCTTACCAATATCTGCTGTCAGTTTCACCTGTCTAGTGCCTTGAGCTGTCTTAATGTGCTTTAGGTTAGGTTTCTTATGATCTTGTACAATTGTAAAGCCCATATGGTTTTCCCAAATAATCGGTTGACCTTCCTTACCAACAATCTCAGCAATATCTTTGAACCAATTCATAACTGCGTTAGCACAAGGAATGGCTTTATCAATTGCCTTATAGTTTGTCTCAGCGAGATACTTAAAGGCTCTTGACTGGTGCTCTAAAGGAATATTAGGGGCATCATTTTTAGCTTTCTTCTTTTTGTAATAGTTATGAATCTGTTCTTTCATACCATTTTTAGTCACACCATAGGGTACTGTCATTGTGTTTTGTTTACACCAACCACGGTCAACCTTACCGTACCAATAACCTGCCATCAGTCGGGCCTCAGCATCGTCGGAGTTGAAATCCTCTTCAATTAATTCAGACACCACTTTAGCTACCTCTGAATAGATATCATTAGGTAGCTCTGAAGGTGTTAAGTTAACAGCATGACCACCTCTGACATCTTTAACCATCGCTGACAGGTGCTGTAAGCCATTACAAGTACCGTCTAAGGCCACTGGTATATGGCTGACGTGTTCTAACCCGTTTTCAGTAAAACCTGCCCACTCAAAGCAAAAGGCTAAAAATTGAAACGGCTTATCACAATCGTCTGATGCCCAAAAATGTGTAAAGCTTAGAGGGTCTTTAGCACTTCCTAAGATTAGGTGTTCGTTATCACCAATCCACTCTAAACGATCATCAAAAGAGACCTTATCAATACCGTATTTATTGGCACCGTGGATAGCCAACCAATTGGCAGCTTCATAGGTCCCTAAAGGTTTCCCTTCAGAGAACATTAAAAGTCCCTTAGAGAGGTCATTCCCCTGTGGTGTAAGGGATGTTGGAATAGGATACACTCTACCACGATAATCACAATTGTGAGGAAAGTATATTTCTTCTTCGTTTAGGTAACTTTTAGCAGTATTCAACTGCTCAGCTATAAGCATGGCTTTACCAACTTTAGAATTGAAATCATTGTAGACTTCAGTCCGTTGTTTTTTCCAGTTCTTAATGACATTAGAATTCTTATCCTGTTTTAGCTTTTGGAATTCTTCATCATTTGCCCAAGGTTTAATTGGCAGGTAATCGTCGATACGACTCAAAGGCGGTATCATACCCGCAATATCCAATTCGAGCTCTTGAATCTGTGTAGCCACCTCGTATACAGGCTTATTTATTGTCCAAGGGGTAGCTTGAATGGCATTCACAGCTTTATAAATAGAACTAGGAATGTTAAATTCAGTATCAAGCTTGAATAAGGTACTTTTTTCATGAGCCCTAACAAAGCCGTGAAGGTTGTTTGAGAGTGCACCTAAGTAGCCCCCTCCAAACATCGTTTCCCAACTTCTAGGCTGCACTATCATAGGTCTTAATTGAGGTCTGTTTTCAGAGAGTACTGTATTGACCTTTTCGATGAATTCTTCTGTATCAT